TGAGTACCTAGACAACAAGCCAACGTTCAAAAAGGCATACTTTGAGTTGCAAGACCTACTGTTCAAAGGCAATGCTGCCATTCAGCAAGAGCGCTACGCCCGCGGTATTCTTGGCTTTATCAAAGCAGAAGAACTAGAAAAGCGAAAGCGACAGGAGATTGAAGAAGCCAAAAATAGTATATGGTTCCAAACCAAGAAGGCGTTTGTTGACCAGAACATTAAAGCGTACGAAATGGAGAAGGAGGTACGCAAAGCTGGCGGTACTATTCGCGAAGAAAACTCACCGGTGTACGCGTTCAACGAGTACAACTACATTGGAGGACAGATTAAGTACTACCTAGAAGCATATATTCAGCCAATTCAAGAGACATTGAAGAATAAAGGCATTGACTGGAACGACTTTGGACAGTACGTAAAGTACAAGCGTATCACCATTGGTGATCGCCAAGACGTAGCGAACCCAGATTTAATGACGCCAGAATATGCAACCGAGCAACTTGCGTATATGCGGGAGCGCTTTGGTGAAGAAAAGTATATGGCGCTTGAAGCTGCCCGTATGCAGTTTGTGAGTGGCTTAAAACACGTACTAGAAGACGCGTACAACGCCGGTATATACAGCGACTCATTGTACGAGAAAATGAAGGCAAACCCAGCGTATGCCACTTTCCGCAGCATTAACCATATTCTTGACTCAAACGTGACCGCGCAAGTCTTTGAGCAAATCGGTACCACGGCACAAATCCAAAATCCAGTAGACGTGACTATCCGAAAAATGGTTGAGGTTATCCGGCACGCAGAACGAAATAAGACCAAGAACCAGACACTAGACTTTATTAAGGAGCAGAACGCCGCCGGAAAGCTTAAGGACAAAGTGGTACCAGCCGATACCGAGTGGGATTTGAAACGAGGTTGGTTTACACCGGTACGTTCAAAAGACCCTAAAATGAAGCTAGTAAAAACCGTTGAGAATGGAACGCTAGTTGGGTATTACGTACCGAACGACGTGGCAGAATTGCTTGAAATGCGAACTACACAAGAGCAAAAGACGGTAGTAGCAGCGCTACGGTGGGCAAACCAGCTACCACGTACATTGTTCATTACCGCAAGCCCAGGGTTCCAAAGCTTCTCATTGCAACGTGACTTCCGACGTACGGTAAAAAACCAGTACGCTAAAGACAAGTCACAAAAACTATGGAAGGTGGCGTACAATGTATCCAAAGCATACGTAAAAGCTGCGCCAAGTGCATACCGACGAGCGATTGGTACCCCAGACAACCTAGTGCAGAAAATGGAGCGCGATAAAGTGTTGTCTATCACCTTTAACCAGATACTCGCTAACAAAGACGCCGGAGAAGCAACCGTAGTTGAAGGTATTATGGAGCGGTTTGGACTAGATAGCCAGCGAAACATTAACGACGCAAGCTGGAAGAAGTACTTGAAGCCAGTAACTATGGTGTACGACTCAATGCGTATCTTGGGTGACACAATTGAAACCATACCGAAAATCGCCGGTTATACCGAGTTTCAAAAGAATGGAGACATAAGCCGCGGAACAAAAGACTATATCCGACGTTCTATCGGAAACCCAGACTACCAACGCCGAGGGGACGCGTACCAGTGGACAAACAACGTGTTCCTATTCAGTAACGCTATTAAGGAAGGTATACGCGGAGACATTGAAGTAATGCTTGACCCAGACCGTGAGGTACGGTTCCGCTACTGGTACTCAACTGCACTGGTGGATATTCTGCCGAAAATCATTATGTTTGGTGCGGTAATGGGTGCGTTTGGAGACGACGTAGAAGAAGCAATGAAGAAAGTGTCAGACTACGACAAAACAAACTACGACATTATTCCAATTGGAGTAAACGAAAACGGAGAGACCCAGTACCTACGTATTCCACACGACGAAAACGGACGACTCTTAAGTTCTATTGTTTGGAAGCTTCTTACCGCCGCAGACAACGACCAGCCAATTACCCGCGACATTGCCGACATTTTGAGCTTTGTTGGTGGACAAATACCAAGTCTCACGCCAGTTATTTCAGCACCGATAAGCACTTTCCAATTCGCAACCGGCTTGAACCCGTACGACTCGTTCCGAGGACGCCTTATTCTTACCGAAGACGAACAACGTGCCGGAGGTTGGCGCCGAACCGAGCCATACTTACGCTGGCTATACGGAGAACTAGGTGGAAACACAATAATGCAGCTAGACGTACGAGACTACTTTGGCGACGAAATGACCGGACTGGACTACGTAACGAAAATACCATTCTACGGTAACGTTCTTGGACGTACCTACAAAGAGTCCGATTGGGGAGTAACAGAGAGCTTGCGTGCTATTGGTGAGCAAGTAGAAGCCGGAGACGCACGACGACGACTAGACGAACGGGAGATTATCTTTGACTACGCGCGGCAGCTACGTCAAGAAGGAGTGGACGAAAAGGAAGTATACAAAGCTTTTATTGGAGACATTAAAGAAACGCGCGGAGTGGAAGCGATCAAGAAATCAGACGGCGACCGCTTGATACAGCGCCTACGAGTGACCGCGCTTGAGTCACCCGAGTACGACCAGTACATAAGTGCGATACAGTACCGAGCAACAAACACGTCGAAACTGGCAGTACTTGAGAAGGTAGCACAAGACCTACCACCAGACGAATACAAGCAGCTACTACGTGTCCTTGGGGAGTACAAAATCATATCGGAGCCGGTATATAACACCGCTTCAACGTATGTGGATAAGTAACCTAGCGAGCGAGCGAGCGAGCGTATATACTTAAGTCACGGTGGATATAACCCCCACCGTATAAGTACAATGAAACGAAAACTTATTGTCGCAACAGTCGCCGTCGCGGTAGTAGGTGGGACTTGGCTTTATCTTGGAGGTATAGATAAAGCCGTAGACTTTCTCAAGAACGAGGAAGTTGTTTATCAACGACCGGAGGTGATCGTTGAGAAGGAACTAGTCGATAACTTTGAAGCCCGAGTTGAAGCGGCTATCGAAGAAGCTATGCCGGACATTGAGCGAAAAGCCCAAGCCGCATACGACAAAGTGGTTTTGGAAGAAAAGGAAAAGGTAGTAGACGCCGTTATAGAAGCACGCATTGAAGAACTGGAAGGTTCTTTGAGCAAGCAAGCGGTAGACTACTGAAGGGGTAGAAAGCCACTAGAACGACTAGTAAGGCGCACTTTCCCAGAAGACCCAGAGACAGCAGTAAAAATTGTTCAAGGGGAGTCAGGGTTCAACCCCACAATATGCGGTAAACCAAACAACAACGGAACGGTTGATTGTGGTTTATGGCAAATCAACGACGTACACGCGCAAACACTGGCCGAAATGGGATTGGATCGTAAAGACCCCCGCGACGCTACAAAGTTTGCCCGCTACTTGTACGAAAAAAACGGTGGGTGGGGAGATTGGGTTTACTATCTAAATCACCTAGCGTATCGTTAAAGTATGAGCAAACGAAAACAAACCCTAAATTGGTCAAAAGAGCTTGGATTTTGTGTAACAAAAGAGCCGCTATACCATATCTGGTATTCAATGGTGAAGCGTTGCACAAACAAAAAAGCGACAAACTACGCCATTTATGGTGGACGAGGGGTGTCTGTTTGCTCAAGTTGGTTGTCGTTCCCAAGGTTCCATAAGGATATGAAATCAACATATCAAAAAGGACTTACTTTGGAACGAATAAATAACGACGGAGCTTATTGTAAAAGCAATTGTCGTTGGGCAACGAGAAAAGAACAAGCAAACAACCGTAGGACAAACCGGTATCTGATATACCAAGGGAAAAAGCAAACACTTCTTGAGTGGAGCAAAGAGCTTGGTATATCAAAGACAACTCTGTGTATGCGCTTAAAGTCAAAGACTCTTACGCAGAAGCAAGTGCTTACCGCTGGTCTTTTGCGGTCTTACTAAAAACAAACGTAACACTTATGGAAAACGAACTTGTAACTTCATTCTTAAGTATTGGTATCGTAGGTGCCGCACTGTCATACGCAACACAATGGTTGCAGGACAAGTACGGCGTTGAAGGTACCCAAACGAAAGCAATTGCTATTGGCGGTTCCGTAGTTCTCGGAGCAGCCGTATGGTTCCTACAAGGCACTGAACTATGGGCTTCTATTATTGGTGTACTAGCCGCGGCTTCAACCGTGTACGCTATGTACTTCAAAGGCAAGGTTAATTCACGCGAGGACGTATGAGCAGAGGGAGCGTAGAAACACAATGCCAACAATGCAGCGTGCCTTTTCTCACGTTCCCTTACTTGCTGAAACAAGGCAACGGAAAGTATTGTGGTTCTCGTTGTTACGGTGAAGCAAAAAAAGGATTTAACCCAACCAAAAAACAGCTTAATGCTCTTGAAAAAGGGCGCGGCTGGAACAAAGGCAAAGCAGGACTTTCAAACGAAAACCACCCTGCTTGGAAAGGTGACAAAGTAAGTTATGCTTCGTTGCACGCTTGGTTAAAAAGAAACTTTGGGACACCGACTCACTGTGAAAACAAAGCTTGTACCGGTCGAAGCAAGACTTTTCACTACGCAAAGTTGAAAGATAAAGAGTATTCGCGTAACCGCGAAGACTACGTTTGGCTTTGCGCGTCGTGCCACACAAAGTACGACTCATATGAGTTAAAATTAAGCTTATGACCAACAATCCACAATACTTAATTGTCCACCACGGGGGAGGAACTGACGCCGACCCGCTGGCAAACACGTCTAACCACACCGCTGAAACTATTAACGCTTGGCACCGCCACTTGTGGAACTTCAAAAGTTCTCTAGGTTGGTATGTTGGCTATCATTATGTGATAGAGAAGTCTGGTAAAGTGGTGCAATGTCGCGCTGACAACGAAGAAGGAGCGCATTGTATTGGGAAAAATCGAAGTAGTATAGGAATAGTTTTGTGCGGAAACTTTGACAGCACTGTTCCTACAAAAGAACAAGAAGAAGCATTGCGCTTACTGATACAGCGCCTTGCAAAGAAGCACAACATAGCAAAATCAGCGGTAGTTCCACACCGTAAGTTTGTAAACAAGTCGTGCTATGGACGGCGGCTACCCGACGATTGGGCAGCCGCTTTTCTGTCCGAAATTGACAACCGAACAGCGCTTTCCGAGTACTCAACTATTGAGTTGATCGCGGAACTGCGCCGGAGGTGGTAGGAAATGGGAAGCAAATAGCTTCCCCTTCCCGCGGGACGTACCAGAGTTCCTTAAACAAAAGCATATGTCTTCCTCTAAAGACAAAAGAAAAAACCTTATAACATTCAAACTACTCAATGCGCTATAAAAACACAACTGGTACGTCGCGCGGGGAGCGTCCCCCAAAATAACTTATAGGAGGTGAAACGTGAAGACAGTACAATGCGAGTGTTGCGGCAACACACTCATACCGGAGTTTGGAGAAGGAAGGTATACGCCAATTTCTCACCTGTATTTTTGCGACGTCACCTGCTACCAAAAGTGGGAACAGGGACGCCGGTACCAACAATCATTGCAGGAAACAGAAGTTTCCGGTGACTACTGCCCGCTAGACAGACGCACGAAAGGTTGGTAGCACCAACCTACAAGGGAACCAAACCGGTTCCCTTTTCTTATTCACACCTTTTTAGTTGCAAGCGAGCGGGCGAGCGAGTATAATACGAGGAGGTCGAAACATTATACACCACTTAATCATTCAAATTGTGAGCAAAACCAAAAAGGAAATGTCCGAGTATATGCGAAACTTGGGACGCAGAGGTGGACTAAAGACAGCCGAGAAGGGACGAGATTATATGTCAAAGCTTGGAAGAAAGGGCTACCAGTCACTTGCGAAAAAGCAAAAAAGTTCACAAAAATAAGTATGAACCAACCTAGCATTACTTTATTGTCGCTGTTCAGAAAGTACGGCGGCAAAATAAAAAACGCGCACCCGCGCGAATTAAAAGCAGCGCAACGTTCTATCCCAGCCGGTAAAAACCCACTCAAAGCTTTCTTTGAAGCTGCCGCGGAGTACGAACGAGAGCGCAACAACACCTAGCATTATGTACACCAAACCAATTCCCCAGCCGGTCGTACTACTTTTGATCGTCACTTTTACACTTCTTGGCTTACTAGCCGGACTAAATAAAGCAGAACCAGAAGTAACCACCGACTTAAACCACGACGGAGAAGTAACCTTACAGGACTTTTCTATCGCACTATACCTAGTAGACACTATTAAAAACGAAATAAGCAATTAAATTATGGAAGAAGTCGCCAACAAAATGCCAGCGCTTTACGAAGCCCTTGCAAAGTTTCAGTCCAAACTACAAGTTATGGACAAGACCGCCGAAGTGAAAGCTGGAAGTTATAGCTTCAAGTACACCCCACTAGACGAGATTATGAAGAACGTGTACCCGATACTATCCGAGAACGGACTAGCAATCCGGCACGAAATCAACGAAAACGGAGTAGAAGCCGTACTGTCTCACAAGGCAGGAGGTGAACTACGCAGCGGAGCTATACAGATCAACCGCAGCGGTAAAATGCAGGATATTGGTGGGCAGCTTACATACGCCCGTCGGTACACTGTAACCGCGCTACTTGGTATCGCGTCGGACGAAGACGCAGACGCCGGAGACTTGACCGTTGGAAAGAAGAAGCAGACTGCCAAGGACGCAGCCCAGAACATAGACATTGAGCCGTACCGAGCAAAGCTTGTTGCTGCCAACAGTATCGTGGCACTAAAACAAGCGTGGACAGCATTACCACTTGCCGCTAAAGAAAACCTAGCGTTGCAGCAGCTTAAGGAGGAAATGAAAGAAATGTTTGAAACTACTGAACCAGTCGTTGACTTGGACAAGGAGCTAGAAGAAGACACCGCCGAACCACCAGAAGACGAGTTTGCAGACGTTCCTATGGACGAAGACGACAGCATTGAGAAAATTAACGCAGCACACGAAGCAAAGGCAGTAGAACCAGACCCACAACCTAAACGACGACGATAGTATGAAAGAACTTAAAGTACAACAAGGCAGCGAAGAATGGCACAAAGCACGGTTAGGTAAAATCACCGGAACCAAGCTAAAAGACGTCGTTGACCTTTCGCTGCCGCTAAAAGACGACATACTTGCAGCCCTAGAAGACGCTGGTATTGAAGACTATAAGAAAAGCTGGACGTCCCAGACGCTACTTGACCTTTTGCCGGACGATAAGAGACAGGAACTATTGGACAAAAAACCAAAGAAGCTTGGCTTTTACGAAATCCTAGCGGAGAAGATCGCCTACCAACCAGAAGACGGCGACCCGAAACCTATTGACCGTGGCACCCAGCTTGAACCGGAAGCCCGCGAGAAAGTGGCGCTGCACCTAGACGAGAAGATTGAAGAAGTCGGTATATGTATCAGTGACCAGCACCCAGACATTGCAGTTTCACCGGACGGTATCATTAAAAAGAAAGGAAAGGTGGTGTATGCCGTGGAGATCAAGTGTCTTTCTACTGCCCGACACTTACAAGCGTTGATTGAGCAGCGTATACCGGAAGACTACAAGTACCAAGTGCTGCAATACTTTATTGTGTTTGAAGACTTGGAAGTACTGTACTTCACGTTCTACGACCCGCGCGTAGTTGGCTATGAGCTAGTAGTGTTGGAAGTCCACCGAGACGAAGTAGCAGCAAAGGTTGAAGAACACCTTAATTATCAGAAACAAGTGCTGGCAGAGATTGAGCGCTTGGCAGAGAAATATAGCAATTTCTAGTATGGGAGAATTAAAAGACAGCGGTTGGACAAATGAAGACGCTACTATTGAGTGTCCACACTGTAAAGAAGTGTTTGACGTTGAGCTTAACGTTGAAGCAGAAACTTACGTGAAGTACGAAGCCAGCGTTCAAAATAAATAGTATGGAACCCCAAGTAACACAATTCAACGGCAAGGTTTACGTTATGGTACCAGACCACGTAGAAGACATTGTGGTATTGCGTAACGCAAAAAGCTACCAGTTTACCGTGCCGAAAGACGAGCGACTGGCGTTTAACCGCTGCGTCACTAACACAGACGAGCTACAAAAGTTCAAAAACTAGTATGAAGCGAACACGGAAAAATCAAATGCACGGACTTACTCACCACGAACTGTACCCAGTATGGCGCACAATGATTAACCGTGTTCAAAATCCAAAAGACAAAGAGTACAAACGTTATGGAGATCGCGGCATTACTGTCTGTAAACGCTGGCACGACGTCCGAAACTTCATTGCAGATATGCACCCGCGACCAAAAGGAACAACTATTGAGCGTGTAAATAACCATAAAGGGTATTCACCAAGTAACTGCAAATGGGCAACAGTAAAAGAACAAGCTAACAACCGGCGTACAAATGTGAAGTATAAGGGTGAAACAGCAGTTCAAGCTTCATTGCGTCTTGGTGGCTACCCACGATTGGTTGACGCTAGAGTACGTCGTGGTTGGAGTCTTAAGAAGGCGTTTACCACGCCAAGTCGGTATGCAAAAGATATTAGTTAAAGCAGAAAAAATAGACGACTCGTTCCGCTTGGTAATTCCAAGTGAGTACAACCGTATTCTTATGCGTAAGCTAGTAAAAGAAGACGGTATTGAGTTGTTTGAGTTGCGACCAAGGGTTCGTGGTTCACGAAAACAACGAGGGTATCTTGAAGGAGCTGTTATATGGGTATGGGCAAAATGGCAATACGGACTTGACCCACGTAACCCAGAGACACACGAACAAGCACGTTATCTTTTTAAGCAACACTTTTTGTTTGACGTGGTGCAAGACCGAAAAGGAAACCCACGTAGAGTCCCACAAAGTTTGAGTGGTAAACACGCAGAAGCACTTGAAACCTACACAAATTGGGCGCAAGAGAACGGAGCGCCTATACCGAATGAGCAATTGTACAAACTTTGGCGCGATCAGTACTCAATGGAACCAAAATGGGAGCATTATTGGGACTGGCTAGAGTATCTTGGACTAGAACACGACGCGCACCCAAGCAAAGAAACCATTGCAGAGAAGTTAAAATTATAAGAAAAAATAGTTCTTTATGAAGTTTGACCATTTACCACAATTCAAAGTAACCGGAGCCGAAAGCGAAGAATACGGCGAACTAGTAAAGCAAACCAGCGCTTTACTCAAACGACCATACCACCAAATGCACCAGCTTTTCACCCGTGAACGTTGGAGCTTGTCGGAAATACGCGACGCGTACCACAACGCGGTAAAGCACCACGGCAACGTGACCCCACAGGTCGCGTGGTGGGCGGGACGTAAACGACGAAATAACATAGTAAGAAAAGAAATATGGTAAATGCCAAGCGCAAGGGCAACCGAAACGAAAACGACCTAGCAAATTGGTTGCGTAGTCACGGGTTCAAAGCTTGGAAAGACCCAAGCAGCGGCAGTTTCTACGAGAAAGGAGACGTAGGGAACAACCTAGACGTCACTATTGAAACCAAGGCAGCAAAGAAGGTTGAGTTGCAGAAGTGGTGGCGCCAAGTAGAAACCGCAGCGGCGCTACAACGTAACGAACCAGCGTTGTTCATACACATAGACGGTATGCCAAAGTCGGAGTGGCTAGTGGTGCAGCATAGCGAAGACTGGATAGAAGCACGCAAAGGAAATAGTGAAACCGAGCAAAATTATATTAACCCCAAAGCCAAGTTTGCCTTTCAGAACGCAAAAGAAGCACTACGGGTAGCAATGAAGTACTTACAATGAAATACCGCAAATTACCCTCAAAAGAAAAACTAACAAAACGTTTTGTTTACGACCCTAAATCCGGTTTATTAACTTGGAAAAAAGACCACGGAAAGAAAAACAAAGCAGGAAAGGTCGTTGGATATAAAAGGGCAAGTGGCTATGTGTATGTGTATGTCGACTCTATTGGTTATATGGCGCACCGGCTTGTCTTGGTAATGTCTGGCTGCAAATTAAAACAAAACCAACAAGTAGACCACGTAAACCAAAAACGTGACGACAATCGCCTTAAAAACTTAAGGATAGTTGACCAAGAAACCAACCAAAGCAACCGGAAAATAGCAAAAAATAATAAAACGGGAACCACTGGTGTATACAAGCTTCCAAACGGTAAATATGCAGCGCAGATTAAAAAATACGGCAAGACAATACACCTTGGTTCGTTCGCAACATTAAAAGAAGCAGTAAGCTGCCGAAGGGCAGCAGAAATAAGTACCTAGAAAAATGACACAAAAATTAGACAGACTCACAATGCGAGAAGCTATTATGTACCGGCTTCTTAAAAACCACGAAGGAAACAACGAGTATATACCAGTCTTTGATTTTATGGGTGATATATATAGCCCAGAGTTCAAGAAGGGTGGGTTTGTTTCTCACGAATGTAGCGCCCGATTGTCCGAAATAAACAAGGAAAACCCTGTACTGCTGGAAATTGAGAAACAACAAGCCAAGTACACCAAAAACATTTTCTACTGCTACCGGCTACGTGCTGGCTTTACCGTTCACAACATATACGACGAAGACATTAAAAACCTAGCTATTGAGTATGACAAGTGTAAATGAACTAAACGAACGCACCAGAAACCAGCGTATTCGTGACGACTTTGGTGCATTGTTGATCGCCGTGTACCGGCTACCACTTGAGCAGCGCAAAGTAGTACTTGAGCAGTTTGAAATGAACCGCCGGACTGCAATTGCCGAACGTTTGAAGCCAGAATATGACTGCGAGACGTGCCAAGACACCCGAGCAATTGAAGTTATGGGAGACGGTGAGAACTTTGAGTATGACATTATTGGTTATAAACCTTGCCCAGATTGTAAGTGGGAAGACCCTATACAAGACTAGCGTATGACAACCCCAGAGAGAAGTGTAGCGGAGGTAGTGGAGGAGTTTAGAAACTTGTACGTAGAAATTGAAGAAGTGATGGAGCGAAGTGTACTAGATAAATACGAACACTGGCTCACCCAAACCCTCCAAGCCGAACGCCAGAAGCGAGAGGAGGTGGTGGAGTTACTAAACTTTGTTTGGACAAGGTCAGATAATTTTGTTTTTGAAGGAGTAACAGAAGGTAGCCAAAAAAGTTATTGGCATTGTAGAGGTTGTGACGGAGAGTTTGAAAGTAATTGGCCAAGGTGGGAAGAACCAACAGAGGAGACTTTTCCACATAAAAAAACATGTTTTGTCTTAAAAGTTCAAGAAGCCCTTACCAAATCTAATAACAAGTAGTATGACTTGGAAAGAATACTATGCCGGAGTTCGCTTTATTAAGCAGAACAGCGGCACCGAACAAGAAGAAAAACGAAGACTTAAGGACTGGAAGAACCAAGCTTTACCACTTGTGGGGAAAACTATTGACAGGCGAGCGGGCGAGCGTGTATACTTGTAAGCAAGTGAGTCGCTAACCAACTCACACCTAGCAAAAAAACTATGTCAAAAAAATATCTATGTAGCTACCAAGCAGACGTTATCAAGCGTATGTTTGATAATGACGATCAAAAAAATGTCCGAGTTCCACGAAGAATACAAAGAACATTGTTATTCAAGAGGTGGTGGACGTATCAAAATTGGTGCAAAAGAAATGAAGTTATTGGAAATGTTTGATAAGGGAAAGACCTTTTCAGAAATTGCCCGCGAAACAAAACAATCTCAAGCAGTAGTCCGAACCCGTATCTTATACGCAGCACTATCTCGTTAAATTATGGAAAAAGAACAAGTACAAGCGGCGATCAGACCAGTACTGGAACAAATCAAAAAAGAAAGTTTTGTACCGGACTATAAAGCCAGCGACACCGAAGCAATGGGTATGCTTATTTCAAAGTTCTTTGAGTGGGCAGGAGAAGACATTATGGAAGCTGCGTACTACGGACTAGAAGACGCAAACTTTCACGGGGAAGCTAAAGCAGTCCTTGACCTTATGAACGGGGAAACCGTAATAGAAAAATAGTATGGTACCAAAACTATATTACACACCACCTAGCGACGAGATTTTTGAAGAAGTGAAGGAAAAAGCTATTGAGATATGGAAAGGGTACGACAATACTTACGGGTACCAAGACGAGAAGGTAAACCGGATTAAAGACTTACAGAACGTAGAAGATAACGTTATGTACATCGTGGCTATGTTCGATCTTGGAAACCAGACGAAACTAGCAAACTCTTTGTCTCACGAAGCGCGTATGGCTATTAAAGCAAGAATGATTGACGGCGGCGCAACGGTAGAAGCTTTAATGTTCTAGTATGGCAGGTTGTGATTGTAAAAGGTGCCGAGAATATCACCAGAAACTAGGATTAAGCCGAGCAAGCGAGCGAAATCGTGCTATACTTTTTACATATGGCAAGCAAAGAAGCCACAACTAAAAAGCGCGATACCAACAAAGCCAAGCTTGGGCGTAAAAAGAACGTCCGAGAAGCTGCAAAGACACTGAAACCAGAGAACCCCACGAAGAACGTATTATCACCAGCAGAACAGAAGTTTTGCAAGATATACGCAAGTGACGTGGAGTTTTTTGGTAATGGAACACAAAGCTATATACAAGCGTTCAACGTGCATTTAACAGACCAAGAAGGAAAGAAGGTGCCGGAAGGAAAGAAGGGTATGACTAGGGGAGCAGTAAGTGAAGCAGCACGGAAGTTATTGTTGCGTAGTGATATTTTGACTCGTATAGACGAGGAAATGGAAGAACTTGGCTTTAACGATCAGCACGCAGACAAAACACTGTCTTTCTTAATGAACCAGAAGGCAGATTTACGCGTTGCTTTGGGAGCAGCAGCAGAATACAACAAGTTGAAGTCCCGTATCGTCCAACGCGAAGCCCACTTTCACGGTTTTGCAGCCGACGATATGAGTGACGAAGAATTACAGGACATTATCAAGAAGCAAGAAGCATTTTTTCAGAAGAAGTAATAACCATAGTCGCCTATGTTATACAAAGAAAACAACTACTTTCCGGTAATAGTGATAGCCATATTTCTAGTAATTGGTATTGCTTGGACTGCATACGATTATTTCCAAACCCAGCCAGAACCCCAGACCAGCAGCATTTCTAGCACGCTAGAAGACCGCTGTACGTTCGTAATGAAGACAAGCGGTACACCTTTCACAATCAGCGAGAATAGCGCCGGAGAATACAATTATGAGCTTTATATGCGAAATGACGGGTACATTGAGGTATGGAGTTGCCCGCCAGCAGTAGTTAAGTAGTTATGGCTTTATACGTTGAAATAAAAGTTGGAGACAAGGTGGTGGACGTGTATGCAGCACAACGGCAGGAGGTTTTGAAGTCCAAGGACACTGAACACGCGTACGGTTGCGTCCGGTACAAGGAAGTCCCGACCGGCTTTGAGAAGACTGAAAACATAACTATCGTACACCACAAGTACAGCGACGGTGCTGCGGTACTCGCCGAGAAGGTATTAAAAGCTTTTAACAAGAAAAAATGATTGAACTAGAACTTATAACAGACCACCACGACCGAGTTGGTGGCATATATTCTAAAAGCGTACCGGCAAGCTGGAAGGACATAGACCTTGCTGTTTCTATGGTGAACTATTGCGACGCGCACGAAGAACTATGGGCGCAGAAGTACGACCGGAAGTGTTGGGCAATGGCACACGCGCAATTGACTGACAGTTATAACCCGAAGCGTATCTTTGTAGTACATAAAGACCTAGTAGACCCAGAAGCAAACCCAAAAAACGTCCGTTTTCCGTCCCGTATGATATTTAACCCCGTGCTACTGGAAGCACCGACCGACATTGAGACAGTGAAAATGGTAAATAAAACCGTGTACGACGAGAAGACCGGCAAGCGATCACGACCGCAGGAGGTACCGGAGAAGCAATACACCAGCAACGTTATACCTATGGAGGAAGGTTGTATGAGTTTCCCGCAGCGTAAACCAAAGAAGGTAGACCGAGTTTTCCGCGTGAAAGTACGCTACTGGTACCCTGTTGAGTTCCTTGGCTTTAAGTTCCTATGGCGTAAGACCGAAGAAGTGGAAGGTTTGAAAGCCCAGATATTTCAGCACGAAATACAGCACTTTGAAGGTGAGAACATTTACCATAAGAAACAGTCCGAGCAGCCGGACGAACTGACGTAATATGCTATTGAAACTAAAACACTTTATTTTTGGACACCCGAAGCAAGACTTTACCGACACTGGTATAGCAGAACGGACTTGTAAGTGCGGTTTTGTCTGGCGGCACGGTGATATGTATTGAGTATGTTACAAGCGCCGCGTAAAAAAAAAGACCCGAAGTACCACGACAAGCTTTACGCGTGGCGCTTAATGAACGAGAAGTTTCGATACTACGAGCCGTCCGGCGTTGGTGAGGACTTTATCAACGCTTTTTCTAGCAATGACTACTTCATTCTGTTTCTATCCGCTGCAAACGGCGTCGGAAAGACGGCACTGGCTAGTAATATCATTGCGAACCTATGCTGGCAGGGTAATAACAAGTGGTTCCGTGGTGGTTTGTTTAAGGATTGGGAGTACTTGAAGCGCGGGCGTATTATCACCGAGTCGGACTTGGTGGAGAAGAACGTGGTAAATGAGCTTAAACAGTGGCTACCGCGTACCAGATACATAACGAAGAAGGCAGGAAAGCACTTTGAAAGCCGCTGGTTCACTGATACTGGTTGGGATTGGGACATTATGACGTATGACCAAGACCCTATGCAGTTTGAAGGTGTAACACTTGGTTGGGCGTGGTTTGACGAGCCACCACCGGACGTACTGTTAAAAGCCACGATCAGCCGTATGCGTAAAGGAGGTATTATTATCATTACAGCGACACCTATTTCCGGTTCCGCACACCTGTACGACCTATTCGCCAAGGGAGAAGTCGAGACAACCGTGCAGCTACGTGAAGGAGAAGAACCGGTGAAGGTAAAGCGACGTATATTCCACCTTACTGCGGACGTTGAAAGCGTATGTAAGGAACACGGCATACGGGGACACTTGGAGCATAACCATATTGCACAAATGGTTGCCGAGTACCCCGAGGACGAGCGCCAAGCCCGTGTATACGGTAAGTTTCAGCACTTGGTTGGACTTGTGTATAAACAATGGAACCGAGAAGTACACGTTATCAAGCCGTTTGCGCTTAACCCGCGTGATTATGTTGTGTATCACTCACTAGACCCGCACCCGAGAAACCCAGACGCCGGAGTTTGGATAGCCGTAGACAAGAACGGCACGAAGTTTGTAGTGGACGAGTACTACGAAAACGCCGACACCGTGGCAGATATGACCTACAAGCTAAACCAGATTGACTCTAACTACCGTATGCACGACGTACAGTGGATAGACCCGAGCGCTAAAATTGAAGACCAGCACCAAGAACGCAGCTTGAGTGATTTACTGGCAGACAATGGGCGCCACTACATTGAAGGTAGCAAGAACCGGCAAGCGTCTAACGCCCGTATTGGTGAAGCACTGAACTACGTGGAGATCAACGGCAATATGCAGAAACCGCCAGAACTATACGTTTTTGAGACGTGTAAGCGGACTATTTACGAGATTGAACACTGGCGCTGGCAGGAGTGGAAAGGACGTACCGGTATGGAACGCGACCGGAAGGAGCAGCCGGTGGACAAGGACGACCACATTATCGAGTGTATGGGACGTATTCTATGGCAGGAGCCGGAGTTTATACCGTACGTACCGAAGCAATACAGCAGTTCTACACAGACCCTTTCTACTGACGACCCGTATAGCTAGGGGGAGATAGTGTATAATCAAGCAATGAAAGACATTGCCGGATTTGAAAAGCTTTACGCTGTCACAAAAGACGGCAGGGTTTGGAGCTACCCAAAAAAAGGAAACGGTAGGAGTCACGAAGGCAGGTACCTAAAACCTTCACTAAACGCCCGAGGTTATGAACGTGTTTTTCTCGGTACAAAAGAAACTGGTTATAAGCGCTATTTTGTACACCGGCTAGTCGCAGAAGCTTACATTAAAAACCCCGAAAAAAAGCCGCAAGTGAACCACACAGATAGTAATAAGCGGAACAACCACGCTTCTAACCTAGAGTGGGTAACGCCATATGAGAATAGTACACACTACTATTTCTACAAACGTGGTAAAATTATACGCGGTGGTGAGATAATCGCCACCTGCTAGGTATGAAAGTGGTGACACTTTCTCTTTTTCAACAAAAAGGCACCCGCAGTTGAGGTGCTTTTTTGTTTGCTATGCACAAGTTCGAGTCCCACACCGCTCTTGAGCGGCGTATAATGGAACTAGTACTACTGACATACGCGCCAGCCGTGATATTTATGCCCGAAAGGACT